TGCGACTAGGGCCGACAGCCAAACGCTATACCAGCGCCAGAAGTCTTTCCAATCGGGGACTAGCTTAAACATTTTCGTTCTCCTTTATTGATGAGGCCATTTCTGACCGCCCTCGAAAAGCGACAAAAAAACTTCCCACAATGACTTGGGAGGCGCTTTCTGCTTTCCACCAAGATACGCTGGCGTGCCTTTAATGACGGGCTTTAGGAACAGCTTGCGCTCCGCTTCACGCCGACGCACCAGACCAGCCAGCTTGACGCGCTTGCCGTTCACCGTTGCCTTGTTCCAGAGCAAGATGGACTTGGCGGCGCGCGGCTTGTCGCCCGCATTGAAGTGGCGCAGTGCGCTTGAGCGTTTGAACGCCCCCGGACCGATATTGTAGGCCAAACTAACGAATGCTGACAGTTCGTTTTCATTGATAGGGCGCGTGATAAGCGGGTCGATCTTGGCCTCGAATATCTTGAGGGCCTTGTCCAGATACCACTCAGCCTCTGACTTTGTGATCGTCATGCCCTGCGTGACCTTGAGGCCGACGCCAGCGCGGGTGGTTATTCCGTGGCCGATTGTCCACACCCCAGCTGGGCAGCGGTACGCCGTCAGCCGCAGCCCCTCAAATTCTTTTACTAGGTCCAAACCCGCTTTGTTCATTGTCGCGCCCCCTTCAGTGCGTTCAACTCTAGCTGGATAGCGTCCAGTTGTTCGCCTAGTTCAGATGCATGAGGAAAGAACATCTTTGTCATGCAGACAGGCCGCATGTGTAGCACCGCAACGGAAACTTCCCAACACATCCGCACTTCCCACTCTGCCGCGACCTTGCCGTTAAAGTCGCACTTGTGGGCAAACGTGACAGCCCTGCCGTTACGCCGCTCAAAATATGCGTCACCATTCTGGTCGCAGTCCACCCTGCGGATCGGTGGGGGTGGCGACATCCGCTCAAATTCAACCGACCAATGTGCATTGACGGGCAGCGTGACCTTTCGAACGAAAGTGATGTTTTCGGCGTCTACGGCGATGCTTTGAGGCTTCAGCAGCAGGCTGGACGGAAGCAGGGGAATGCTGATGAAAAGGAACACAGCAGCCAGAACAAAATAAACGATTTCCGTTCTTACTTTACCCACGGGATTGCCTCCTTGAATATCAGCCAAGCGGCAAGGATGGCGGTGATCCACCTTGCCCCGCCAGCCAGCGAGGACACGACCCACTGCCGCCTAGCGTCAGCGACAATCAGCGTGCGTATCGCGGCCAGTTCCTCATCGGAAAGCTGCTCTGACATCTAGTAGCCGTGAACTAAAAGTTTTGCGTAGTCGCCGTCCATGAGTTTTTTCTTGACGTGCGCCGCAAACCCAGCCGTGCCGACAGCGCAGCCACATTCTTTGGCCCAATTTTCAGCTAGAACCATTGGGATTGACCCCACTTTTCTGAACCCGGCGTCGCCAAAACTCTTGGATGCAACGTCAGCTTCAGCTTTATTGCGGTCGAGCAGCGACTGAACGTCTTGAGATTTGTGTATGGTCAGCTTGCCATCTTCTTCGACGGCAGTTTCCTTGATGCCCCAATCGTCGAACTTCATTTTGATTTCGCTTTCTTGGCTGGGGCCTTCACCGCTTCAGCAAGGCCGCGCTCGATCAGGCTGTCTGCCGTCGCTTTGTCGGTGTCCACGATGTCTGCCAGCTTGGTGCGGTGACGCCCAACCCAGATACCGATAGCGGATGTGATTTTGATTTTCATGTCGTGTCCCCAAATGCGAAGAAAGGGGCGACCGAAGCCGCCCCCGCTTAGATTAGCTTAAAGTGAAGCATCTACGTCAGCCAAAATACCATTGGCCTTCTCGCTATCCACCTGAAGCCCGTACTCGACAGAAATCATGCGGTTTTCAGCATGGCCTGTGCGGGCTAGTGGCTTCTGCGTAGTCTTTTGCAGATAAGCAACTGACATCGTGGACGGGTCCAAAACGAACACATCACGCGAAGCAACCCAGCGGCTAGGGACAATCTGCAGTTCACCGAAGTCGGAAACGTACACGTCGATTGCAGCAGTGACTTTCTTCGCAGTGTCCTGACGGTAAGCAGTCGAGATACCCGTGAAGGTGGTCGAAATCTTCTGCTTAACAGCCGCGCCACAAAGCACGATTGATGGGTCTGCGCCTGCAGTCCAGCAATCAGCGATAACACCCTTTAGAAGCGCCTCAGTAATGGCCCTTAGCGTGCCATCGCCAGCCGCCGCGTTTGGATAGCCTGCAGTTGTGCCTGAAAGTGTCGGCTCGGTCGCAGTTGCGCCACGGTCGGTGTTGGTCTTCAAGAAAGCGCCCAAACCAGCAGTTGAACGTGCAACACCAGAAGAACCAGCCGCAGCAGCGACGTTTGCGCACAACATGCTTTCCATGTCGCGCTTCAGTTCCTTCAGCTTGTAGGCGATCTGCTTTGCAGTCGTTTGCGCATTCGCAACACCATTCACACGGTTGTTTGTGTCAGACACGGTAACGATTTTGTCCGAAATCTGCGTGTAGTTCGCAAGTCGAACAGCGTTTGTAGCTGCGTCCGTGCCGGGTGCGCTTTCGCCTTCGATTACGCGGTTTGCTGTATCTGGATCAGCAAGGTCAACTTCCGCCCACTCGAAGTAGGTGTTGTCGGCAGACTTTGTGCCGATTGCAGACATGAAGGGACATTCAGTCGGGCTGATGGAAATCAGCGCCTCTTGCAAGTCTTCACGGATGGTCGTGACATTATATGTCTCGTTGGTATTCGCTTTAACAGCCATTGTTCAGGCTCCTTTATTTAGACAACAGAAATGCAGCGACGCTATCTACGTCGCCCGTTTGGTTCATCCGTTGCTTTGCAGCCTTTGCCTTCTTCGCCTGCGATGTCCGACCCGAAACTTTAGCACCCGGTTTTAGTGGGGCCTTTCCGGGTTGGCGGTTCTGTTCTGCGCTGTTGCGGGCGTCTTTCATCTGACGATACCTCATTGCGTCGTGTAGAACCTCAACATAGGCCGCACTATCGACAGCGTTTAATTCCGCCATAGGAATGCCGTAGATATTCACACCCGCATCGATGACCTGCTTGCGCAACACTTCACGCTTCTTGGGGTCAGCGAAATCTGGGATGCGTGTCTCAAGAATATGTGCTTGCTCTTGATTGCGTACCTGTTTGGCCTGCGCTTCCATTTGCTGTTGTCGCTGCTGATGCACCGATAACTCCTGCTGCTGCCACTGCCATTCAGTGACCTTGCGGTCATAGTTGATTTTGGCTTCCATATATCCTATGGGATCATTCTTGAAAGTCTCATCGTTTGGTGGCGTAGGTGGGGCGGAAACTTGGCCCTGTTCCATCTGCTGGCGCATAAGCATAAGCTGCTGCGCTTCGGTCTGAATTTGAGAATATGCGGCTTCGACCTGCTTTCGCATGCCAGCCAGACGCTCATTCTCTTGGTGGATGTTCTGTTGACCAGAGTAGCCCCGGCGTAACTCATCGAGGTCTACCCGCTTCTCAACACCCTTTACCTTTACGGTATAAAGCGTGTCCGCTGGCTCCTCATCGGTTGCCTCATCGGCTTCGTCTTCGTCTTCGTCATCCACGGGTTCGTCAGCTTCGTCTGCTGCTTCCTCCGCTTCGTCCACGGGTTCGTCCGCGTCCGTTGCTTCCTCCGCCTGTTCGTCTTGAACGTGGGCGGTTTCGGCTTCTTCTACCTGTTCTTCAACAGGTTCTTCCAGCAAGCTAGACGCGATTGCGTCCATGTCGTTGCCGTTGATTGCAGTCGTGTCATCCACGGTGCCGCACTCCTATTTATCAGCCAACTTGCCGTCCATTATGAACGATTTAAGTTGGCCTTTGACTTCATTCAGCGCCAGCAATCGGTGGCGGGCCTGCAGCACTTCTGCCTCGGTTGCCGTCACCTGACCAAAGACGCCAGTGTGGTACACTGATACCACATCAAATGCCTCGCGCAAAGTCTCATCATTCAAGAGGCGTTCTGCGTTGCGCCCGCGCGTCACCCGCTCTGCGCCATTCATTGCTGACCACCAGACAAAAGACCGCCGCCACCAGATGACCGCGACCTAGCCCAAGCATCTGCCTGCTCTACCGTGTCAAATCTCGGAAAGGCGGTTCCGCCATTCATTTCATAAACCAATGCAGCCTCTAACCCCTTTTCGCCCTCAAGATATTTCGGCTCCTGACCAGAGAACCAAATCTGAGGGTGAACAACGTATTTGCCGCTCTGTGGGTCAAGGCTTGTCGCGCTGTATTCTGTGGCTTGGCGACCACCCGGCAAGCTGATGGGCTTGTTTACCTCTGGGTTAAAAGGCTGAAGGCCAATTATGTCCAATAGACCCATTACACGCCACCGCTATTCTGCCAGAACATCCGCTCGCGCTCTTGCTCTGCTTTCAAAGCTACCGCGTCGGCCTGAATGCCGTATTTCGCAGCCAGTTCTGTATTGGCTAGGGTGAAGTCTTGCGCCATCTTATCCCGCGCCAGATCGTCCTGCGCGGCCATTTCACGCATCTTGCGCTGGTGTTCCGCCATTGCTTTCTGCCCATCGATCTGGGCTTTTTGAGCGTCAGACTGCTGCTTGACTTGGGCCTTCATCTGTTCAGCCTGCAGATACGCTTGGGACTGTGGGTCGCCTCGCTGTTCGCCCTGCTGCGCCTGCTGCTGCATCATCTGCTGCTCGATCTGCGGGTCCATCGGCGAGAAGTACCGCTCGGAGCGATAGATGCCAGCACTTGCCGCCATGTCGGACATGGTGTTGCGCATGTTGGTCATCGTCACCAGCCCGTTGCCGGGGCCATACGCCTGCCAAATCTGCTGCTGCATCCCAAGGATTTCGCGGTAAGCCATCGCCTTTTCTTCTTCGCGGCCCGTACCCAATCCAACATTGACGCCGACATCCATTTCTGTGTTCCAGACACGCGGATCAACTGGTTGGTAAGAACCATTGAGGCGCATCATCTTCGGCCCGTCAGCGTGCTTAACAATCAGCTTCAGCATCAGCTTGAACAGCCGCCGCATACCGCCCTGCGCCAGATTGCGCACCATCACTTCAGTCTGACCAGCAGCCGCTTGGATGGTCGCGCTGACCGCCGCCTTCGCTGTTGACTGCATAGCATCAGGGTCTAGGCCCATAGAAGCCCGCGTGACCCCTGTTTTCTGCTCTACAAGCTGGTCAACGTACTGCAGGGCTACCATTGTCTGCCCAGCGGTGAATGGCACGTCCAGCGGCATCACAGCCCCCGGCTGCGTCATGCGTACAACCGCGCCGATTTCGTTATTCATCATGTCATCGTAATTCACGGCACCCTCCAAGACCGCAAGGCGCGGGTTGTTGGTCATTGCCACGTTGTCCAAAATGCCACGTAGAATGCTGGTGGATGTGTCCTGATCGTCGGATACCAAGTCAGCCAGCGAATGCCCAAGCATCGTATGCGGCTCTGGGTCCACCTCGAACGTGGCAAAAGGCACGTCATCGCAAGGCTCTAGGTCAAGCAGCTTGTACGTCGAGCCGCCCAAGATTGCTTTGTACAGAACAGGGAAGCCGTCGCCCTCCACGTCGATTTTCATGTAGGCTTCAGTGACCATCACCTTCTTCATGGATGGGTCTAGGCTGTTTTCGTCCGTCTGGTCATCGGTGTAACCCGCGCGTTCTTCTTCTTCTTGGCCTGACGTGCTGTCGCTGTCGGTCGTGCCTGACAGTTCCGACACCTCATCCAAGTCAAAGCCCATCGCCACAAGGTCGGAAATACGCTTATCTGTGCGGTGTCCTACCACATATAGATCGTCAATAGACCGCGCACCGTTGTCAAAAAAGAACTCCTCTGGCGGGATGCTTTCAATCACAATGTCGCCGTCGTATGTCGTGCGGCTGACCTTCACATCATGCGTCGAGGTCATGCCCATTTCGGGGTTTTCCTCTTGCACATGCACATGCTCAATGACCTCTACGTCTTGATCCATCATCAGGGCTTCAAACTGCATGTCATTCAGGCCAGTAAAACTGTGGATTTGCGTGTCGGCCTTTTCTTCATAGCAGACCTTGGCGATGCCCATCTTCTTCACAAGCGCATCGTGGAACACATCGCTTAGAATGCGGTATCCGTTGCACTCGTTAAACTTCATCATCGCGTAGTCGGATGACTGTTCGGCCATTTGCACGTCTTCAGGGCCTGTCGGGATATATTCAACAGGGCGTGTGGATGACAGGAAAACGCGCATCAGTGAGGGCTTGGTGGCGCGTACCGTGTCGCGCACTTTGGTCGCTACAACAGTGCTGCGCCCGTCTTCGTGCTGAAGATCAACTTCCCCATCATAATACCGCTGCGCCTTGATGCGGTCCTCAGAGACTTCGCTTTCAATGAAGTCCACGGCGTCTTGAACAGCGGATTTCAGGATTGACTGAATGTCATCTTCGCTTAGGCCGCTTTCCTCGGTTTCGTCCTCGAAGATTTCTTCTTCTTCCCCAAGGATGTTCTCGATTTCAGCGTCATCGATCATGTCTTCAATTTCCATGTTATTATTCCTGCTGTGAAAGAAGACCAGCGCCCGCTAATCGGCTGACTGATTGTTTCGTCGGTGCAACTCTCTGCATGAGTTGATTGAGAAAGTATCTTTGTCCAAGCGGGCTTGACGCAAACTGATTTTTCAAAACAGGCGCTGCTGCTGTC